TGCCTTGTAATATGCGTACTGCGTTCCTTCTCCAGAAACGGAGTAGGTGGTGGAAACAAACCAAAATTAGAAGAGGGCTGCCCATTGCGGACAGCCCTCGCGGGTTGTTTATTGAAGTGGGACGCCGTAAGAACAGCGAACTCCCTCTGCATCGCAGATACATACCATCTGCTCAGCTTTCCCGTAAATTCGTTTCTGTACGCAGTAATCATCCATTCCGAGAAAGCTTCCAGCCATGATGGTCTTGACGCCTTGCACTTCATCAATCTTGTTATGGTGCAAGTGCCCGGACAGCACAGCGTACAACGGAGTTCTTGCCATTGTCTGCAATGCCTGCACTTTGCTGGTGGAACCATCAAAATCTCCGTGGACGCCACAGTATGTCTTGCC